GTAGTCCATGAAGTCCATCGACTTGAAGAGCCATGCGCGGTTTGCCCAGCGTCCGAGGTCTTTCTCATACTGCGACGGCTTGCGCTGGTTGGTGTAGTCGCGGAAGGGTTGCACGAAGGGCAGGATGCCCAGCCGTTTCAGCGTCCGCAGTCGGTGGAGGTCTTGCTCACGGGTGGAGTTGAAGCCTACGAGCACGTAGCACGCTATCTTGTAGGGCTTGATGTACTTCGTGATGGCCTCCAGTTGCGGTGTGAGGTCGAGTTGCGGCAAGTCCCAGGCGATATGCACGTAGCCCTTCAGCCGTAGCGAATTGAGAGCCGCTGCCTGTTCCTCGTCCATGATGCGGATGTCAACGCCGTGGAACTTCACGGGCAAATGCTGTCGCCGCAGATCCTCGACCGCCTCGCGCCATCGTGGACCAGCAAAGAAGTTGTTGTCGAGCACCTCAATCCACTCTGCCCGTGGGTTCAACTCCATCGGTTCCACGGCGTGAATCTTGCCCTCCTTGTCGTGAACGAGGCAGAAGGGGCAGTGACGGATGCAGCCGCGAGAGTAGAATTGCACGGAGAAGCGGTGCTGTGGGTAGAGGTCGTAGGCCAGCCCTCGGTGTCGGTCAATCTCCGGCGGCAGTTGGCTCTTGATGTCGTAGCCCGTGCCACCCTTGCGGATGTCGGGGCACTGGTAGGCGGTCATGTCGTCGGGGGTGAACGTGAACACCTTCGACTTGTAGATGCGGTCGTATTCGCTGAAGGCAAACGCCCACTCTACGGTGTCGCCCTGCTGTCGGTGCCACGATGCAATCTTCATCAGAGCGATGTTCGGGAAGTTGTGTCCGTCAACGTCAACAAGTCCGATTTTCATAATCAGTTTTGTTCTCTATAAGTCGCTGAATGTCTCTTTATGCTCTCAGGCTTTCTCCTGTGAATAGCACTTGTCTTGTGATGGCCTTCAGCCGGTCGACGGTTCGTATGCCGTAGCGTTATAGCGGTCGTGGCGGCGGCTGTCTTTCATCTGATGCGCCCGCCAAACTTGGCAGACACTTCTCGCTCATTAAGAATGCCCTCGATGTAGGAAGTCTTGCTCACCTCACTAATCATCGTGTGAACGTCCTGAAGGCTGCGGCCCTGACACATGGCGGCAATGCGCTCCACCCATTGCGCCAGGTTCTCATCCTTCCGCTTCTGATACTCCTTTGCTTTCATTGTTCGTTCAATTTGTGATAATTCGTGGTTTAAGTCCTGATTTTCCGCGTCCATTCGTTGTCGCTCTCGAAGTAGAAGCGGATGCCCTTGTAGCGGTGGTCGGTGTTCACACGGCTGGCACCTTTCGATTGTCCAGGTCGCCAATCATGCTTGCAAACCTTCCTTGCCTGATTGCATCGGCAACAGCGTCCGACATTCTCACGACTACCGCCTACCCATTCGGCAGCGGGACCGATGTAGGGGAACAGCAGCCACGAACCATCATCCATGACCGCCACCACCTGCTTGCGGCACCTGCCTGCGGTGTCGGGTCTGCCGTTCTTGTTGCGATGCAAGTCGAGGTTCTTCCAACCCTTTGCGGCTCGTTTCATGGCTCGTTTGCCCATGTAGTTGCTCCATTTCTTGCCCTTGTTGGCAGGAACGTGACCTTTGAGGAATCGCCCGTTCTGCTTGTTTCTGCCCGTCCATACTGGTGGCAATGTCAGTTCGCCGTAACTCATTGCTTGTTGTATTTGGAGTTTTTTTGTTTTAGACTTTCCTTAATTTTAATGTAATCTTCTTTTCTCTTCAGTCCGAGCGACATGCCAGGGAACGAGTCACAGAGGAACCTATATCTGACAAGTGCCTCCTTCCAATTGCTGCATGGCTGCTCAAGATGATTGCTGTTGTTCCAGTGGAACTGGTCATATATTACGAATTCCATAGTCAGTATCTCCTCCCTGTCTCAAGCATCGGGTGTATCTCAGCGTCCTCACCGTCGGACACCTTCCGCTCATTGAAGTGCTCGCAATAGATGGACGTCTTCGCCACCCACCGCTGGCCCAGGTTGAGCGGATGTTTGCACAGGCTGACGATGGGGTTCTCCTTGCGGCTCCTCATCAGGTAGGCATGGGAGCAGTTGAGGCACATGTGCAAACCCTTCGCTACAGGGCTTTTAGTTTTCTTTCTTTTTGGCATAGTATAAAATCAATAGTGCGTCAGAGTTGAGAAGTGTCACTTTCTTGTCTGGGAACAACTGCTGTGCGCGTTCCTTCAGCTTCCGCTTGTGCTCACGCTTCTTCTCGGCAGGGCTGGTGGTGATGTTCACCGAACCGACCGAGAACAGCTTCTGCCACTGTTGAGGCCTTACAAGCACAAGACGGACACCGGCTGCGAGGACTGCCGCCACAAGAACGCCGAAGTTCTTGCCGAAGTTGAACATGGCAGTGCCAGATTGTCCAGGCATGCCGTGCACCTCCTCCATGTAGCAGATGTCACCCGGCATGGACTGCTCGCGGAAGTATGCGATGACATCCATTGCGGTGTCCGGCATGTTCACCACCGACACCTCCCCGTCTGGGTGGAGGGCGGCAATGGCACCGTTCTTTCCCGGATCAACAGCGAACAGCCTAAAAGCCTGGGATGAAGAGTTCTTTTCCTTTTTCATATTTGTTGCATTTTTTATTGTTGTATGTTTCAAGTTCCTGATACCTCTCAGGGTATGCACGGGCTTCGCCGAGGCTTACATTGCCGTAGTATGGGCAACTGTCGCGATGGCTGCATGAGAGTTCCTGATAGGAGTCGTTGAGGCGTATGCCGAGGCAGTAGTATGTCATCTGTATTCGTTGAGGAACATCTCGAAATTCCTGTCCTCCGGAAGCGGGAGGATGATGCCGAACTCCTGAGCTGCATCTGCGCGAACCTTCTCGAGGAAGTCGGTCATCTCACCCTTGGACAGCTTTGACGTGCCTCCGACCACATATTCCGTGCGGCCGTTTATGACAGCATTCCTCACAAGGTACTTCAGGCAGTAGTAGTCGTGCACGTCAAGCCTCGATGTCCCCGTCTGGTCCTCGATGCACGTGAACCACAACCACATGAGGGAGTTCTGGTCAAACGACCTTGCCGTCCTCTTCCTTGCGATGGTAACCGTGTAGCTGCCGTTCGCGAGCATGGCGATGACGGAGGCAGGCTCTTTGGAGAAAGAAACCTGCTCCCCGTTTTTCGTCATCTGGATGGTGTGTGCCTTTGCCATAGCCGTCAGAATGGGAGGTCGTTGGTATATTGCTGTGGCGCAGGTTGCGGTTGTGGCTGAGGCGACAGCTGCGGTTGCGGAGCAGACTGCTCCTGTCTGTCACGCTGGCCAACAAGCACCAGCTGGTTGGCGAAGAGTGAGAGGTCGCCCTGAGCGGAGCCGTCACGGGAGGTGTAGAAGTTTACGTCCAAATCCCCCTGGACATAGACCTGCTGCCCTTTCTTCAGATATGGCAGGAGGTTGTCGTTCTGCCTGTAAAGTACACTGACCCATGTGGTCTTGTCCTCGCCCTTGCGACGGACTGTTGATGCCATGCGGAAGGTGATATACTGCCTTTCCCCGATGGTATTCATCTCGGCATCCTTGCCGAGGTTTCCGATAACGTTTGCTGTGATCATGTCTATTGCTGTTTTAAAATTGTGATTTTCAATGAGCCGCTTCTCTCTGTTGTTTTGGTATACTGCGAGTAGATGTCAGGGTGCTCATCCTTGAGGCGCTTGGAGTCGAATGTCTCAGACTTGACCGGGAGCACGCGCGTGAGCTTCACCTGCTGGCCTGTGAAGGACTTGATGTCGTACTTCTCCATCAGGTCGTAGAGTCCATTCTTGAGTTCTTCCTGCCGTTGCTTGCACCGCTTCATCTGCACTTCTATCCTGACGACCTCATCCTCCACCTCACGCAGCCTTTCAGGAAGGGTGCCGTAGTTTTGCACGATGTCGAACGGCTTGTCGTTGAGGTCTGCGTCAATCAGCCTGTCGATGATCTCGTCTGGGACAACGGGAAGCTCGTGGATTTCGGCGATGGAGTGGTCCTTGTTCGGCATCCAGATGGCGTAGATGTGCTTGACGGGAAGTTCTGGATTCTGCATCTCAAAGAATCTCTTGTAGATGGACAGCTGCAGGCCTGTGGAGGACTTGTCGAGCGTGTAGGTGGTCTTCAGGTCGGCGAGACAGATGTCACCATCGGAGTCAACGAACACGATGTCTATCTGCGAGGCATAGTGCTGCTCGTCGGAGACGGTGTACTCGTTGGCGATGGTGGTGAGGCCGTTGGTGGACTTGATGCGTGCATATCCTTGGATGCGGTCATCGTTGAAGGTCTCGAACGGGTTTATATCACTGTCCGTGCCGAAGATGAAGTTGTCGTAGAACTCGATCTTCGTGTGAAGATCATGTCCCTTCCGTGCAGCATTGGCAAGAACCTCCTTGTCCACACCGTCATACTTTTTTGGGAAGGCCCGATGGATGAGAGTGGATGTGATTCCCATGAGCTCCTTGTCACCAAGGAAATACCTGTGTTGCTCATCATCGAATACGACAGGCGATTTTTTCAAAACGATTGGCTTGTTCATAATATTTCTTTTTTACGGTTTGACAATGCGCTCATGAATTCCGGATTGCCTTTGAGCTCCGGATTAGCGTTGAAGATAAACATGAGATCTTCCATTGTCTTGGCAACGGCAATGGAGGCCTTGACGATGTCGATTGCATTCGCCTTCTTCGCTGGAGCGGCGCCTTTTGTGAAAGCGTCTGAAGTGTTCAGAGTGTCTGCGTCCTTGGTGTCGTCGATGGCAAAGAGGCCGTTGAGCGCATATTTCCTGGCATAGGAGGATGCGGAGCCAGTGATCTGCGATGCGTCCATCCCCTTCTTCGACTCTTCCTCACGGGCGAAAGCGGTGGTGACCTCTGATACTCCTTTGCTGTTGGTAATGGTTGCCACGGCCTTGATGTATATTCTCTCACCTACCATCACCACGTCGTCGCTGATGGTCAGCGTGCAAGAGAACTTGTTCAGCAGGGGCTTCACCGCACCGAGGATGTCCTCGCAGGAGCGGTAGTCGTAGTTGCCGTAGGAGTTGTGCTGACTCTTGGGAGCCTTCAACTCGCTCTGGATTTTAATAAGTTCGTTCATCATATCACTTGTTGAATTGTTTGTTAAAAAGTCTTTCTATAAATGTTCTGTTCTTGAGCCTCGAGAGCTCAATGGCAATCTCCGCATAGTCGTCTGCGAGTTTCTCATATTCGTCATCCTTCTGCGCGATGGCAGCGCCCATGCTGCGAATGATGTCATCCTTGCGGTTGATTTCCTTCAATAGTTCAGCCTCCTTGCGGCTGATTGGTTTACGTGTTGTCATAATTAACTAAAATGGGAGTTCGTTGTTTGATCGGTTGTTCAATAGCCTCATCATCTGAGTCTTCGAGTTGTATGTTAGGATTGGGTTGCTCTGCCTGTTCCTGGACTTGTCGGTCATAGTGAAGAGTATGCTCCCAACCTTCTCTATCTTCTTTGACTTGCCTGTGCGTACAAACCAGTCGCTGAGTGAGCGCTTCACTTCCTCGAACGACAGGAAGTCCTTGCCGTCAAAGAGGTGCACCACATAGTCCTCAGCTGTCTCCACCGTAGGCGGTGTGGCATCCTCCCATGCCTCGAAGCGGCTGTCATTCTTCCCTCCGACGATGCAGAACTTGAAGTCGGGGATGTCACCGTCACGTCCCACATGGGAGACGTTGAAGTAGCCGTGCTTCTTCTCCACCGCATACTTCTCGTCACACTTCTGGTAGAACATGGTGCCCAGGTGCCCGCGCATCTTCTCGCTGCCGTCATTCTCATGGAGGACACCTATGAAGCTGATGCCACGCTCGGTGAGCTGCATGAGACGCGCGATGAGGTTCTCAGAGAGGATTACATCGTTGAAGTCGGTGATCAGGTCGACGATGCCGTCAACAATGACGATGCCGGGGTTGCAAGACTCTATAGCCTTCGCCATGATGTCAAGCCTCTCCTTGTGGTCTGCGTCACGCATCGAGAGAAGGATGACATTGTGTGCGGGAAGGCTGTCATGTTCGTCAAGACCGGCTGTGCGGAGCATCCTGCGGAACTTCGTGAGGACAGCATACTTCGGCTGCTCGGTGTCAATGTAGAGGATGCGCTCATTGGTGTTGGCCTTGATGCCAAGCGTCTCGCTGCCGGACACCGCTGCTGCCAGCAGGATCATCAGGAAGTTGGACTTGCCTGCCTTCGCCTTGCCTGTCAGCGCCGTGATTCCTGAGCGCGGGATGATACCCGAGCCGTTGAACTCAAAGAGCCACTCAGGCATGAAGACATCGTCTGACGTGTCGAACGTCCAGCTGTGCCAGTCACCCCTGCCTACGACAGTGGCGGTGCCAATGGCCTTCCTCGTTGACTCTACGAACCTCTGCATGTTCTCGAGAGCGGACTCGATCGTGGATGTCTTGTCCTGCAGGTATTTCACGGATGAGGATAGCCATTTCATGGCAGAACGCTTCAGGTGAAGTTCAATGAGCGCGTTGGCGGCAATGTCAGTGTTCTCGCACGTAGGCTCCGTGAGGATGCTGATGGCGAAATCTATCAACTGCTTGTCGCCTGACATAATCAAGTCGTCTATGATGGGTGGGCGCTTCTGCGTTGCCATCACATTCATCGCGAAGCTGAACACACTCCTGTACAGAGGGTTGCTGAAGAAGTCGGGAGTAACACCGCGCTCCGCAAGATACCTTGTGGTGTCCGCTAACTTGACAATCTTGACGGCCAATTGGCGCTCGACAAGGTCGTCATGAGGCAATGTTATTCCCTGGTACTCGTTCATTTCTCCCGTTCAAGTGTCTTGAGCTCTCTCACCAGTATGGTGGCGAGGAAGGCCACAATGACGATTTCGATTAGTGTTCCTAAGATTGGCATGATTAATTCAGATTACGGTTTTCCATAATTTCATCAAATTCAAACCGCTTACCACCTTCCTCGAGGTTCCCTTCCTGATGCGGAAGTGAAGGGCACCTGTCTTCTCATAGCGCATGATGGTGTGCCTGCAAACGTGGAGGGCGTCAGCTGCCTGCTTCTGGCTGTAGTAGCCATTGATGTCGATGTCCGGTCTCTCAGCAATCATAATGACTCGGACTTTGTAATGGTTAATTGGTTCTTGGAATAGTCCGTTTGCACACTGAACTTGCAGCCCAATAGGTTCTGCATCTGGTATGCCGTGGACTTGCCGTTGTCACACTGCTGGGCGTTGGGTAGGTCAAACGTGCGAGTCTCACCCATCGCCATGTTTCTTAAATCTTCTCTGGTAATACGTTCCATGTTATTTATCCTTAAATTCTATTTTTTCAATGAGCCAATTAAGCACCCACATCTTATTTTCATACTCTGTGAGTGAAATGCAATGGTTGTTCTCATCGGCGGCCTGTGCTAACTGCCTGATGAGGTCACGCAAACCTACCAACTCTTGTTTGAGTTGTTTAGCACTGTACATGGATTGATTTTGCAATCCAATCGTTTCAATTTTCTGTTCTTTACCTGCCATAATGCGACGTTTTAGTTAAAATTACTTATTTACTCACTCATATCTTTGGCGGAAAAGAAAAACCGTCGTATCTTTGTAGTGGATTTGAACGGTTGTGCTAAAGATGGCTCGACGGCTTTCTTTGTGCGCCTGATACTTTGTTACTCACTCATATCTGGGTGCAAAGATAGGCATTTTAAAGATAACTACATTCATTTGCCTGTTAAATTGTGTTAAGACGTGAAAGAAATTTTTGCCGCCATGCCGTCAAATGCCGCCTAAAGTATTGTATAACAACAAATTGAATGTAAAATGACCGAAAAAGAAATTATTGGCAAAATGAATGACTTTTGGGCACAAAGTGGCAAAAGTAAGGCAGAAATGAGCCGCGAGTTAGGCGTGGACGCTGGCACATTCGGCAACATCTTGAATGGCAATCGTGGTGTGTCTGCTGGGCTGCTTTCAAAGTTCTTGGAAACGTACCCATCTGTGAGTGCTGAATGGCTCATGCGTGGGGTTGGCTCAATGTTTGCCGCTGATGGGCACGTTGGCGGTGAAAACATTGCCAACAATAACAACTCACAAATCAATGCAGGTGACACGATCAATCGGCTTGTGTCGCTGCTTGAAGAGAAAGACAAACAGATTAACCAATTACTCCAAATCCTTGCATCGAAATGAAAATCTTTGGAATTATCAGTGCCTGCATCTTCGTGGTTTGCTTCTGTGTTCTCAAATACATGGAGCGCAATAAACCCAAAACGAAAAAACGCCCTCAGACGGCAAATAATACCGAGGTTGGGCAATTCTTCGGGGCGGTCAGTAAAATTGCTCTGTGGCTCTTTCTGGTGGCTTTGCTGGTCTTAATTCTGGCTTGGCTTGGTATCGGTGTGTTTGACACAATCGGGCAAATTTTCAGCAAATAAAATTCACCTCTTTGTAATTAACTGAAAATCAGCACTAAAGAAAAACATTATTTATATAATGAGAATCGTCGAATATGACAAGGAAAAGGAGACGCTGACGCTCAAGTCAGACAACCCCGACTTCCCTTGTTCGAAACTACCGACGGCACTTGTACAAGACGTGTACAAGGTGGTTGTCTGTTTTGAGGTAAAAACACTATAAAAGCAAAACGGACCTACATGGCTTGTAAAATATTCAGTAAACAATCACTTTGCAAATAGACATAAATTTTATCAACCGACTGAAGACCAATACTTTACGATAGGCATTTTCCATCTGCGCAACATCAGGGCGATATTCAACTTCGCCCTGGACGAGGAGATAACAACATTTTATCCATTCCGCAAGTTCCGCATCAAGCACGAGGAGACAAGGAAGAGGGCACTGACAACAGAGCAGCTGCGTGCATACATGACTCAGGACAGACTCAACGAGCAGGACCGTGAGTACCTGGACATGTTCATGCTCACCATCTATCTCATAGGCATCAACATAGCAGACATGGCAGCACTCACAACGGACAGCGTGAGAAACGGAAGGCTGGAGTACAAGAGGGCGAAGACAGGCAAACTGTACTCCATCAAGATAGAGCCGGAGGCTGAGGCCATCATCAACAGGTACAAGGGGAAGAGACACCTGCTGTCACCGTTCGACAGGTACAAGTCATACAAGGACTATGGCCACCACCTCAACGACAGCCTGAAGAGGATGGGAACCGTGGTAGGCAAGCACAGGAACGGAGTGCCCAAGAGGGAACCAATAGAACCGGACTGCTCCACATATTGGGCAAGGCACACATGGGCGACCATAGCCGCAGAGTTGGACATCCCGCATGAGACCATAGCGGCATCGCTCGGCCACTCATTCGGAAACAAGGTAACGTCCATATACATCAAGTTCGACGAGAAGAAGATAGACATTGCCAACAGGAAAGTCATCGACTACATAATGAAGAACTGCGCCACCCATGGGCATGACAGGCACACCCCATAGGCCCTCGATTTTTGGGGAAACCGACATACAACCCAAGACAACTCTTGTTCACACGCGAGGGGGATTTTTGAGGCTTTAATTCGTTAACCGGAAAATGGCGTTTTTGGCATTTTTGGCGTTTTTGGCAAAAATACCACGTTTTTTGAAGGTTTTTGAGGGGTTTGGGGGTGTTTTTACCCATTTTTTTCACACCTATATTTCAGCGGCCATCCACATAAAGGGATGGCCTTTTCTATATTCCCCAAAATTAACGGGCGTCTATGTGCGTGCACACCTTTACAACTTTCCATATTTTCTTTTTTCTATAAGAAAAAAAAAATAGGGGGAATTGTACAAGTGCCCACAAGCACCCGTAAGCGGCCAAATTTGGGCGTATTAATAGCGATTATGGTGTATATATATAGAGACTTTTCAACCGAATTGCAAGGATTTCAAGCGTTTCGCAAGAATATGCTGCAATGTGGCGAACTGAAGCGGTTGAGGGGTGTCGAAGAATTGTTAGAGAAAAGAAAATTCAATATAACATAAGATGGACTGGAATATGGCATTCTGGAGTTGGAAGAAAAAGGAGAAGAGGGGTGAAGGCGGCGTGAATGTAGTGTCGCTTGTAGGCGATCCCCAGAGGTTCACAGAGGGCAAGAGTGTTGAACTCTCAACTGTGTACAGGTGTGTCAGTTGCATCAGCGATGCTGTAGCGCAACTGCCTATAGAGATATTGAAGGTTACGTCCAAAGGCTATAAGAAACGGGCGCTCACTCATCCGGCCTTCTGGCTGGTGAACAAGGAGCCCAGCCGTTACATGAGCAGATTCACCATGATGAAGTCGCTTGTCACTTCCATGATCCTGAAGGGCAACGGCTACCTCCGCATTGCCAGGAACGAGGATGGCAATGCCATCGAACTGGAGTTCCTCCACCCCGACAATGTGGCCATCATTGACGACGAGTATGGTCATATCGCATACTATGCCCACCCGAGGTATGGTTTCATCGAGCCGAGCGACATCATCCACATCGTCAATTTCAGCCATGACGGCGAGCATGGTGTGTCAACAGTCCGGTATGCTGCGAACACTCTCGGCCTTGCCTACGACTCCGAGGTCCATGCCAGGGAGTTCTTCAAGGGCGGTGCCTCCCTGAGCGGTGTAGTCAGCGTGAACCATCCATTGACAGCCAAGCAGAAGGAGGATTTCTTCCGTACCTGGAGCAGCAAGTTCAACAGTGCGGGACGCGGAGGTGTTGCGCTGATGGAGGCTGACATGGAGTACAAGCCGATCAGTGTGAGCCCGAGTGATGCCCAGCTTCTTGAGACGCGGCAGTTCAATGTCGTGGACATCTGCCGCTTCTTCGGCGTGAGTCCGAGCAAGGCTTATGACCTTAGCCACAGTAGTTACAGCAGCATCGAGGCCAGCCAGCTGGCTTTCCTCACCGACACGCTGCAGCCTATCCTTGACAAGATTGAACTGGAGTTCGAGCGAAAATTGTTCCTGCCAGGGGAGAGGTTCAAGTATGACGTGAGTTTCGATACCAGTGTGCTGCTGCGTACAGACAAGTCAGCATTGGCAGATTATTACACGAAAATGTTCAACCTTGGTGTACTGACGAGCAACGAGATTCGCCGTCAGATGGACTTCGAGCCTGTCGAAGGCGGTGACCAACCGTTCATCCAGAGCAACCTTGTGCCGATTGACAAGCCGATGAATGCGACGGCAGCCCAGCAGCAGCCCAACCCAGGCAAGAACGGTAGCAACAACCAAGAGGAGGATGATGAGACGCAGGTGTGATTCCAAATCGGTCCAAATCGAATTGCAATCGTTTCGCAATCTTTGCAATCGAATTGCAATCTTTGCAATCGTTCCAAAACCGTGATTCAAAAGTTTTCCTGAGCGATTCAATAGTTCATCCACCCATGCTTTCGAGCGTGGTGATGAGTTGTCCTGAGAAATGAGGATTGACGAGCAGTGTGCCAAGCGCCTCAATGGTCGCTATCACCCCGTCAATCTTCTTTTTGTCTATGCTTTTGTTTGGCTTGACGTTGCCGTTCCAGTCGCTTTTGAGTTCAACGTTGCGGAAGCAGAAAAGCGTGATGGCATTCGCGTTGATGGTGAGCACCGGCTCCTGGCTGTTCTTCTTCTGGTTTGATGCCATGAGGATGAGCCTCTCCAGTTCGCGTGTCGGCCTGTTGAAATTGCCGAGCGACTGCGAGTATTCCTCGAGCGGCATGCCCATTGCCGTGCAGTCAATCGCCCATTGCGTGGCGTTCCACTTGTCATACCCCACTGCCGCAATGGTGACGTTCTTGTTGTGCCTGATGATGTCGTTGGTGATATAGTCGTAGTCCGTGACATTCCCTGGCGTTACCTTCAGTTCACCAGTCTGCCTCCAAAGCCGGTACTTGTCCTTGTCCGTCTTTGTCTCGAGAGCCTCTTCTGGGCAGTAGTAGTCTATGTCCAGGAAATACCTGTTGTCGTGCATGATGAGGTAAGCCACCGCCGTCAGGTCGCTGACAGCCGACAAGTCTACACCGACATAGCAGATGTCCTCCTCCGCGCTGAACATATCCCATGAGAAGTTGCTTGATATGTCGATGATCTTCTGCTCAGGAATCCACACCTCGGCTGCATCACACCACACATTGAGGTTCTTCGTCTTGACGTTTGTCTCCTCCCGCGGGTTGTTGATGGCCGTCTTCACCTCACTTCTCAGCCATTCCCTGGACACGGTCACACCCAGGTTCGGTGCGCACTTCTTCCAGTTTCTCTCGTCCTTCCAGTCATCGTCATCGTCCATCTCGTAGATTGCGACGAAGAACTCGTCATCGTGCTTGAGTCTTGCCACCACCTCTATGCCGTAGTTCCTCAGTTCGTAGCATGGCAGCGTCTTGTCGAATCCGGCTGTCGTGATTGTGCAGATGTGCGGGTTCTCTCGCATGCCCATGGACGACTTGATGACATCACGCACTGATGAGTCAGGTGCGCTGTGGTACTCGTCGATGATGCCGAATGATGCGTTGTATCCGTCGAGTGTGGAGTCGTCAGACGCGAACACGTTCATCACCGACTCGTTGATGGCGAACTGTATCTGGTCCCGGTATGCCACGAGGTCTGTCTTCCCCGGATCTAAGGACTTGGCGAAGCTCTTCGCCATCTTGAATGCGATTTTCGCCTGTTCCTTGCTGTTTGCCGCGAGGTCCACCTCCGCGCCATCCTCCCCGTCTGCGATGAGGTAGTACAGCGCCAGTGCGGCCACCAGTGCCGTCTTCCCCTGTTTTCGCGACATCTCAATGTACGACTGTGTGAATCTCCTGGTACCCGTGTGCCTCCAATACCATCCCACTATGTTCGCCACCACCCACTGCTGCCATGGCTCCAGATGGAAGTTCTTCCCAGAGAACTTTCCAGTGGTGTGCTTGAGGAGCGCGATGAACCTGATGCACCTGTCCACCGTCTTGAAGCGGAACTCCAATTCGTCCCTTTGCATATCGTCGATGAACCGCTGACATGCATCCCTTATGTACTTCCCCGCGGTCACTTTGCCGCTGGTGACATTCAAGGCATATTTGACATAGGCTTTCCTCTCCCCTTTCATCCCTCCTTTATTTGGCGAGGAACATCCTCAGCGGCGAATCCTCAGTGACGGACGCTTTTCCCATCTCCTTCCTTGACTTCGCCACCAGCCCGTATTCCTTCATGATCTTCAAACACATCACTTCCGCCTGGTTCATGATGGCAATCTTCGGGTTCGGCACAAGGTCGTCGCGCCCGTTCTTGACCATCATCCCCTCGCCCTTTACATGCTTAGCAGCCTGGAAGAAGATGTCCAGTTGTCTCGCGAGTATGTGCAGCGATGCGCGGTCGATGTCGTCGAGAATCCTCGCCCTTTTTAGGAAGTCGACAACCGAGTTCATGTACTCAGCCACCTCCGGCTCCAGTCCCACCGGAAGGTCTAATCTCACTTTATTGCTATTCTTCCCCATGATGTTTGTGAAGTTTAGAGTGGCACTCCTTGCAAAGCGCCATCAGGTTGTTCGGATTGTACGCCATCTCGATCATCTTCATCCCTGTGAAATTTGTGAAGGACACCTTGTGATGAACGTCCACTGCCGCCTCTACGAGCCCTTTCTGTTGGCAGATTTCGCAGAGAGGGTGCCTGTCGATATACGCCAGCCTCATCTTCCTCCATTTTGCCGATGAGTACACCTTCTGCCTCTCCCTCCGGTTCAGATCGTCGCTGCCGCTGTTGTGTTTTGGTTTCTTCAAGTATGGCATCTTTTAGGTTTTTTATAAATTGTTCGATTGTCTCGTCGCTCTCCTCCTCTATGTACGGCTTGCTGTCGTCAACAACTTCATATTCCAGCGGAACCGTTTTCCTGATTTTTTCTTTCAGGAGGGCGAACTTGTATCTGATTCTGAGAGTTGCAAGCATGTCCACGCATTCGTGTGTGAGTATGTAGAGGCATGCCGAGTGGAACGCGTCCCATTCGTCATTGCTTCTGACCCTCCGCGTGAGCATGTCGTAGTTCTTCCTGATGAAGTCGCATGCATCATCGTTTCGCCATGTCGTATCGCCTGCACAGTTCTTTCGTTGCATGCCCGATGATGGATGATATGCTGCACCCCGTCCTCTTCGCCATGTCCTCGACCAGAACCGATGTGTGTCCGTCGAGGCACGTTTGATAAGTTTTTTTTGCCATTCTGCTGATTTTTTGCCATTTACACGTTGCAAAGATAAGAATAATTTAGAAAATTTCCAAATAAATAGGGGCATTAATAACGTTTTTGATGTATATATAGTGAGGAGTCAGAAAAATATGAAAAAAGAAAGACGATATTTGATTGACGGCGTTGTGCTCCGCGACAAGGAGAACCAGGAGAGCAGGACTCTCTCCGGCTATGCAGCCGTGTTCGACAGCGACAGTCGTGACATGGGCTTCATCGAGACGCTTGACCCCCACTGCATGGACGATGTGATCGGCCGCAGTGATGTTGTCTGCCTGTACAACCACACCGACCTTCCTGGCATCCTTGCCCGCAGCGTGAATGGGGACGGCACCCTTCACCTCAGTGTTGACAGCCGCGGTCTCCTCTGCGAGTTCGAGGCTCCGAACACCCAGCTGGGCAATGACATGCTTGAGAGTGTACGCCGTGGTGACATCCGCGGCATGAGCTTCGCCTTCGTAGTGGAGAAGGACGAGTGGACGCACAAGGGTGGCGAGTACAGACGGAGGATTATGAAGATTGACAGGCTCTATGATGTCAGTCTTGTTGTGCAGCCCGCCTATGATGCGACAAGCATAGACACTCGAGGTCTTGACGACCTCAAGAGGAGCGAGAAGGACTCCCATGTCCCCTCCTCATCCTATTACGAACGACTAAGAAGTGAAATCTTTTAAAAACCGCAAGAAAATGACGATTTTAGAATTGAAAGAGCAGCGTCTTCAGTTGAAGCGCAAGCAAGAGAGCCTTCTGAACCAAATCCAGAAGGAGAAGAGAGACTTCAATGACGAGGAGAAGGCCAACTTCGACTCCATCAAGGAAGAGATTCGCACACTCGACATCAAGATTGCCGAGTTGGAGAACTGGCTTGCCGGCCAGACACCCAAGAAGAAGGAGAACCGCAGATTCTCTTACGTAAAAGCCATCAGCGCCATCATGAACGGCCGCGCCCTTGACGATGTTGAGGCCGAGGTCAGCGAGCGTGGTGCAAAGAACAGCATCAGCAGCGGCAGCGACAACGGCTTCTTCCTCCCCATGGAGAAGCGTGCCACCTTGCAGGCCACTGTAGCCACCGCAGGCAAGGAAGATGTCGCCACCGACCTTCTTGACCTTGTCACTCCGTTGGAGAACGAACTCATCGCAGCCCGTGCCGGTGCCACCTTCCTCACCGGTCTGAAGGGCGACATCGCCGTTCCTTTCTACACCGGAACCACAGCCGGATGGGCAGGTGAGGTGTCACCCGCAACCGACGGAGCCGGCGAGTTCAAGCAGAAGACCCTGTCACCGAAGCGCATCACTGCCTATGTGGACCTCTCGAAGCAGTTGCTCATCCAGGGCAACGACTCTGTCGAGTCCTATATCCAGAGCAGCCTCGTTGAGGCCGTCCGTCAGACATTGGAAGAGACCATGTTCGGCACAGCCGCCGGCACCTCTGACAAGCCTGCCGGCCTTCTGAACGGTGTTACCGCCGACGTAGGCGACATCACCTATGGTGCCCTCGTTGACATGGAGACATCCCTGTTGACCAAGAACTTCCGCAACCTGTCATGGGTTGGTGCCTATGACGCACTCGGCGTTCTGAAGAAGACCGAGAAGGTTTCCGGACAGCCCGTCTACCTGTACGAAGGCGGCCTCATCGACGGACGCAACGTATATGGCAGCAACAACGTCGGCAGCAAGGGTCTCATCCTCGGTGATTTCTCCGAGCTGATGATTGGCCAGTGGGGTGGCATCGAGGTTCTCGTTGACCCGTACACCCAGGCTCTGAACGGCACTGTTCGCCTTGTTGTGAACAGTTACTTCGACTACTTCGTGCGCCGCGGCTTCGACAAGAAGACCAAGGCCGGTATTGTTCCTTTCGCAAAACGTATCTTGAAGTAGTATGATCACTGTTGACAGCCTCAAGAAACATCTCCAAATCCCCGGCACCTTCGCCGGGGATGACGAGTATCTGTCGCAGATAGCCGCTCCGTCGCAGCTCGTGGCCAGCGGCATCGGCTCCTGCCGCTACTTCCTGGACCTTGACGACAGTGAGGAGTCAACTGCGATTCTCGAGAAGCCTCAAGTGTCGCAAGCGATGCTCATGCTCGGAGCCACGCTGTACAACAACCGTGAGAGCGAAGTGTATAGCGGCACTCAGGAGACGAAGGCCTTTGACCGATTGATGTACCAGTTTAAGAAGTGGTGATATGAACAGCGGCGAGTTGCGTGAAGTTGTGACCATCCTGTCGCCCGTGAAGGTGACCGACAAGTACGGCAGCGTGAAGGTGAACTACATCCCTTCAGATGTCGTGCGGATGAAGATTGGCTCCCAGAGTGGCGTGAAGGAGAACGACCGCCACGAGATTGTCCAGAGTTACAATGTCACTTTCTGCTGCTACTACTGGCTCCGCGACTCCATCACGGAGGAGCACCAGTTGGAGTGGAACGACACCCGCTATCGCATCACAGGCCTCTTCCCAAACGTCAGGCGCAATGAGATTGTAATCCAAACAGAGAAGGTTAATGAGTGACAGTGTGATTTCAGCCCAAGCCGGCTTCGACCTCTCCCAGATGATTTTGGAGATTAACGGGCAGGCACTCCGTCCCTACATCCTCCGCGGCATCCAGCCGTTGCGGAAAGAGATGGAGACCACGTTGAAGTCCGTTGTGAGCGGGAATGGCAAGTATGCCCTCAGCGCCCATGCGGGACGTGGCGTGAAGAGCAAGCCCTTCCAGGGCGGCGGCATTGGGTTCACTGTCTACTTCGACCCGAAGGAGTGGCTCTACATCTTCCAGAACGGCACCTACAAGACCCCTTTGCGCCCCACGAAGAAGCCCTACACCACCGCCTCCTACACTGACAGCCTTGGCCGCAAGGTTCCCAAGCGCACCTTCAAGGCTGGAATCAGTCGCGGTCGCATCGCCCCGATGGGTTTCTTCGAGACCGTCGAGGACATGTACGGCAGCAGCATCTTCGAGCGTGTGAGGTCGGCAGTTGAGACAGCCGTTAACGAAAGAATCAGTCATCTATGAGAGTCCAAGCATTGAATGTCGGGAGTTTCGTGAGGCATTTCCTCCTTGAGAGTGAAGACCTCGCCGAATTGGTGGGAGACAAGGTATTCCCGCTTGTCGCTCCCGAAGGAACAAGTTTTCCCTACATCGCCTACAGCAACACCAGCCTGACTTCCAGCCGCGACAAGGACTCGTACTTTTACGAACAGGATGCCTACATGACCATTGCTGTCTGCACTGAGGACTACACCAGCGGCGTTGACATCGCCATGGAGGTGACGAGAGCCCTCCAGCGTCCTAACCTTGTGTTCGAGGACATCGAGGCCTTCGAGTGCACGCTTGACGAGCGCAGCGAGCAGTTCCTCGAAAATACGTATATCCAAGCATTAGTTTTCCACCTAAAATTGAAGTAAAAATGGCAAATACATACCAAAGAGGCAAGAACCTCATGTTGTTCCTTGGCGGCAAGAGCATCGCCGGAGCGACCACCTGCAGCGCCTCCTTCTCGATGAACACGTCCGAAATCACCAACAAGGACACCCCTGCTGGTATGTCGGACATCGAGCCCACGACCATGACAGGCACCTTGCACACTGAGAACATGTTCTGCGTTCCCGGCGAAGGCAAGACCTACTACGACCTCTTCGACTCCATGAAGTCGAAGGCGAAACTGACATGGAAGTTCGCCGTGGCCACTGACATTGACGCTGCCGCTCCCACCGGAGGTTTCACCCCGGACGACCAGAAGGACGTTCTCTCTGGCGAGTGCTACATCACCAGCCTTGAGGCCAACGCCCCCAACGGCGAGATTGCCACATTCACCTGCGACCTGACAGTGACGGGTGACGTGACACATTCCTCTTGACACCCTTTTAATAAGTTAATAGATTAGTAGTTTGGCAAGCCCCAGCCCTGTCAAGGGGTTGGGGTATTTTCGATTATTATGACGACAAAAGACATAACCATAGACGGCAAGGTGTACACAATGAAGCATTGTGTGCGCTCGAGGATGCTCTTCGAGACCATCACCGGGAAGATGTGGAACCTCAGCACCCTCACCGACCAGTATTTGTACTTCTACACGATGATCATGGCCGGCACCAAGGACTGCGGTCTCCAGTATGACGAGTTCCTGGATGCCATGGACGCAGACCCGTCCCTGTTCGTGGAGTACAGCAATTACCTCCATGACAGCCTTGAGCGTGAGGCTGCCTTCAGCAAGAAGAGTGAGGAAGGTGGAAAAAACTGAGTTGGACTGATGCCTACAGACAGCTCGTCGTTGAGCTTGGTATCAGTCCGTCTTACGTCCTTGACGAGATGGATGTGTACGAGATGCAGCCCCTTCTCGACAAGAAATGGCTGAAAGACATGGATGCGTGGGAGCAGACGAGGCTCGTCTGCAGCTATATCCACAAGGCCTTCTTCAAGGGGAAGCCTGACATCCACTTCCCTTGGGACGACATGAGCGGGCAGTCGGTCAGCCGTGAAGACCGCGATGCCCTGGTATTGAAGATGAAACAAGAAGAAAAGAGATATGCCACAAAGAAACATCAAGGTTAGCGCAGACATGAGCGGTTTCGACAAGCCGCTTCAGGAGAGTGCGCAGAAGGCGAAGATGTCCTTCAACGACATCCTGAAGAGCGCCGAGACGAGCGGCAGGAATGTAAAGAAGGAGCTTCGTCAGGTACAGAGCGCCATGCAGAGCATGCTTGCCAGTGGTGTCTCCCCCGCCGATTCCGCCTATCAGCAGCTTGCCAAGCGTGCAGGTGAACTGAAGGATGCCATTGGCGACGTGAACGAGGAAATCAAGGCGCAGGCCAACGACACCCGCAACATGACACTTGCCTTCGGTGCGATGGAGGACGGCATGAGCGTGTTCCAGGCAGGACAGGCAGCCATGTCGATGTTCGGTGTCGAGAGCGAGGGAGCAGCCGCCGCCATTCAGAAGATGATGGCCGCGCAACAGATGCTCAATGCGATTCAGACGCTCGGCAACAGCATCACCAGCAAGTCGACAGTTCTCGGCAAGGGCTATGCCGCCGTGAAGGCCCTCCTCTCTCGCGGTGCCGCCGCACAGACAGCCGCTGAGGGAGCCGCCGCAGCCTCCACCACCGGCCTTGCCGCCGCAGAGGGCGGTGCCACCCTTGCCACCACCCTGTTGAGTGCCGCACTGAACGCCATCCCGTTTGTAGCCATGGCCACTGGTGCCGTTCTGCTCATCACCGCCATTGTGAAGCTGGCCAACAAGGCAAAGACGAGCCAAGAGGCCCTTGAGAGCCTTCGCGCAGTCACCAAGTCGCTCACTGATGCCAACGGCAAGGCAGCCGAGGAGTATATGAGCAGTTCTTTGGAGATAGAGCGGTACAAGAAGAAGGTGGACGAGTTCCGCGGCAGCAAGGAGGATGAGGCCAAGTTGGTGAAGGATCTCAACAGCAAGTATGGCGAGGCCATGGGCAACTACTCCACGCTGAAGGACTGGAAGGAGACCCTCATCCAGCAGAGTGACAGTTATTGCAAGATGCTTGCCGAGGAAGCCCGTGCGCAGGCTTTGTCAGCCAAGATGGCCGAACTGTACGCCCAACAGGTGACCGGTGAGATAAAGTATGACGACTACGTCAGGCAGGTTGAAGTCCTGAAGGATGCATGGAATGATGCCCTCCAGGGTGTGAGCGTCTACAAGACAATTCTACGCACGAGCAGCAGCCGCCAGAACTCCGTCACCCCGTCCACCTCCGGCGGCACCACGAGCAGCAGAGGCGGAAGCCGGGGCGGCAGTGTCTCTCTCACCTCCACCCTTCACACGATGGACGACGTTGAGGCTAAGATTCGGGAACTTGGCAAGGCAGTGGCCGCCACCGACGACCTGCCGAAGAAGTTGGAACTCTCGAAGCAGTTGGAGCAGGTGAAGTCGTTCAAGTCGGAGGTTGAGAAACTGACCAGCACGATGAAGTCCGGCAGTGCCGACATGGTCAGTGTTGTCGGCCTTGGCACCACAGGCAGTTTCAAGACCGATATTTCTGGCGACTTGGCCGAGATGGTAGGCACCATCAACGAAGAGGCAGTGGAGAAATTCCTCAATATGCAGGAGACCATCGCCAACTTCAAGGAGAGCCTGACTGGCGACATTGGAGGTATTGTCAGCGACTGGGCCACCCTTGGCGAATGCTTCAAGGACGGCATTGACTTCAGTGATGCCGCAGCCGGTTGCGTCCTCCTTGGCGAGAGTCTTCAGCAACTTGGCGGCAATGGAGCCATCGCGAAGGCCGGCAGTGTCCTTGCCGCAGTCGGCCAGATCATCCTCGGCTTTGCCACGGCGAGCGCCCAGGCAGCCTCCATGGGCCCTTGGGGCTGGCTTGCCTTCGTCGGAGCCGGTCTTGGCACCATCGCCACAGTCATTTCCACCGTGAAGGGCTTCAACAGGGGAGGTATCGTGGAAGGTGCCGGAGCAGGAGACACTGTTCCCGCCATGCTCACCCCCGGTGAGGCTGTCTTCACCCGCAACGACCAGAGCCAACTGTTCCGCATGATTCGCGGCGGAGGTTTTGGAGGCTTGCAGTCTGGCGAGATTCGTTTGAGAGTGCACGGCACCGACCTCATTGGTGCCATCAGAAACAACAACGCCATAAACTCCAAGATATGAGATACAGAGGAGGATTCCACCAGCGTGGCACCAATGATGCCTTCGAGGTGGTCATCAACATAGCAGGCGACACCACATCCAAGCCCGTAGACCTGGCGATGGGTGGTGTCCCATTCACCACAGGCATGGACGGAGGCGGCGAGACCCTTTACAGGCCTTGCAAGTATACAAAGAGCACCGCCTCTTTCCGCACGAGCGACTACATGATGAGCGTGTACGCATCAGGCGCTCAGGACGTGCAGGTGATATTGAGCAGGAACGATGAGGTGGTGTGGACCGGCTATGCCACGCCCAACCTTTACGACATGGGCTTCGCAAGAGAGCGAGAGACGATCGACATCGAGTGCATTGATGCCCTGTCTACCTTGCAGTATTACAAGTTCGAACGAGGGAATAGCGGCATCATCACATTCTCCGGCCTCATCAGCAAATGCCTCCAGCGCTGCAACGCCTATACCCATTTCTATTTCAGCACGAACACCCAGAAGCAGCAGAGCGGCACCTCTGAGTTCCTGTCGCACGTCTGCATCAGTGAGCAGAACTTCTTTGACGAGAAGAAGGACAACGAGACGGACGAGGATGTCGCGTGGACATACAGGAAGGTGTTGGAGGAGGTCTGCCGCTTTATGGGCGTGACCGCAGTCGCCATTGGCAGTGAGGTTTTCTTCGTTGACTATGATGCCCTGAAGGCCGGTATCAACACCTACTACAAGTATGCCATCGGCAGCGATGCTGGCGAACTGGTGACTGTAGGCGGGAACAAGACCATCACCTCAGCCGACTTCAGCGGTGACGACAGCAGCATCTCCCTTGACCAGGTGTACAACAAGGTGAGGGTGAAGGACAGCCTCTACGCGTTCGACGACCTCATCCCCGGACTGTTCAGCGGGAAGATCATCGAGAACGTGACCGACTCCACCGATGCAGGCGGCAAGAATGTGACCACCGAGATAATCGGCACCAGCCAGGATGGCCGCCATGAGAAGGTAATGGAGAGTAAAGGCCACAAGTACAAGAACTTCTACAAGTTCTGGAAGAACCCCTACTATGTGCTTGGCCACTTCGATGTTGGCTCGTACATCGGTGAGTACTACAAGTCGCCCTTAGGGAACATCACCCCGGACATATACCCTGAGAAAATCAACTACACGAAGATGGTGCAGGCCATGGGATGCTACCTCCTCTCCGTCAGTGTGAATCAGGTGAGCGATTATGAGCAGCAGCCTTCGAGCATCACATACAAGGACTATGTGGTCCTGCACTGGATGGGATGGGACCGCGTCAACATCGGCAATGAAACGAGGAACCAACTGACAGATGACGACAAGTATGAGTTTTTAAAGAGCAACGGCAGCACCTCTGTCGCCTCCTTCTTCGGTGGGGGCGGCTCCTACATCATCGTCAAGGGCAAGGTGAGATGCATGAATAATCAGCAGTGTTTCCCATTGAACGATGTCTATGTCAGCGACAAGCACCGCAACAACTTCGGTGACCGCATGTGGCTCCCCTGCCAGTTGAAACTGGGCGGCTACTACTGGAACGGCTCCTCCTGGCAGTCGTCAGCCTGCAAGTTCAAACTGTATTTCTCCGAGAGCGACACCCTTGACACTGGCGACGACAAGGACAGCGACGGCGGTCTGGACGCAGCACAGTTCTTCAACCGCGATTTCGACTTCAGAAACACCGCGAACTACGAGGACGGACTGAAGGAGGACGGCTATGCCATCCCGCTCGCCAACCTTCCACTCACGATTGCGAAGCCTGAGTTCATCATCTACAACCCCCACCACATGGTTGTGAACAACGAAATCCAGTCGGTGTGGTTGAGCGACTTCCAGATCATGGCCGCCTATGGCAACCCCGACGGCGTTGACAAGAACAGCGACACTATCTACATGAACCTCATCGACAACGGCAGTGTCCAGGAACTCGGCACCATCACGATGAAGATCTGCACGTGGGACAACAAGAAGCCCAACTACAGCGCCCCCGCCTATCGCACCGGCGACAACTACGAGTATATCGACAGGCTGTTCAATAGGGCATGCCATCAGGGCGAACTCGTGTGGTATGGCAGCGACAAGGCTGGAACCAGCGGCGCGAGCGGTCTGCGACAGGAGGAACACCTCATCTACCGTCTGGTGAACCAATACAGGTCTCCGAGCATCATCCTCACCCTGCCCCTTCGCGCCGACAATAGTTTTATCGGCACGTATGACTACAGCCTTCCCATCCTTAGTGGGAAGACCTTCGTGTGCGACCAGATTAACAGCACAAACTGGAAAGCCAATACCCAAACCATCAAACTGATTGAGAAGAAATGAAAATCAACAAGTACAACATCCCTGCCGATTCCGATGATCGCGGAAGTAACTATGGCAGCGACAACAGACAAGTGTCACAAGGTGGCTCCTATAGCGGAGGGAGCGGTGGAAGCAGCACCACCTATGCCCAGACGGCCGGCTATGCCGACAAGGCCGGTGAAGCCTCCCGTTCTCAGCGCTCCGACTTCGCCGCTGAGGCCAACCATGCTGCTGAGGCCGACCATGCCACCACGGCTGACAGCCTCAGCGACACCACCGCCCTGGACTCACTCTACCTGAGCAAGACCGGGGATGACACGGCGGAAGGAAAGATTACGTTCAAGAAGGGTGTGGAGTTCGGTTCCGACGGCGCATGGGGCTACGTGAAACAGGTGGTGGAAGACGGCACCACGAAGGTGAAGAGTTGGCTGAAGAACCTGTACACGGACGTGTTCGAGACGGCCGTGGCGAAGGTGACGGGCTACCTGACGGGCGGCGGCGGACTGCTGACGGTGAAAGGCGACCTGACGACGACGAAGGACACGGAGAACGGGAAACTGGGCGACGTGCGGGTTGGCGGTACGCTGTATGCGGACGCTGCGGAGATAGAGCGTCTGCTGGCCGGGGAGATCAGCGTGGATAAACTGACGGCGAAGGTGGCGCACTTCTTCGAACTGTCTATCGACGAGATAAAGAGCGTGGGGGGACAGATTATCCTGACTCCTGCGAATGCCGAGATTGACAGGGTGGAGACGCTGGGCAACGGCGACTACAAGTGCTACTTCAAGGCCACTGACGGCGAGCGGAAGATAAGCCAGCAGTTTGCCGTGGGCGACCAGGTGGTGTGTGCGACCTTCGACGCGGCGATGGGAACGAGTTATGACGTGAGCAATAAATACTACTGGCGGCTGGTTACGGCGGTGAGCAGCGGTGTGGTGCAGATAGACGGTGACGACTACCACTATATCGTGATGAGCGGCACCGACAAGGACAGCGACTCGACAGGCATCCCGGAGGCAGGCGACAAGATTGCACAACTGGGCAGCAGGAGCAACGCGGACAGGCAGTCGGCCATCATCCTGAGTGCTTACAACGGGGAGTTTCTTGACAAGGGCATCCAGGCACCGAGCATGGTGCAGTATAGCGGCATCAATGACTTCACGCTGAGCAGCCACCGGCAGACGGTCATCTCGAAGGGTCTGAACGAGTTCAGGGGGACTTTCCGCGCGACCAGCGGCAAGACCATCGAGGACATCATAGACGAGCAGACGACGGAGAAGGCGAGCGACGCGGCCCCGTATATCAACGACAGCGGCTACTGGGTGGTGAACGGCGTGGTGACGGACAAGAAGGCACGCGGAGAGCAGGGTGACAAGGGTGACAAGGGTGACAAGGGTGACAAGGGCGACAGCGTGACGGTGACGGGCAGCGTGGTCAAGTATTCGACCAAGACGACCTCGTCGAAGCCTGCCGACAGCACGTTCACGCAGAACAGCGCGCCTACGGGCGTGAAGAACGGCTACGTGTGGTCGAAGACGACGGTGACCTACAGCGACGGCAGTTCGGTATCGGCATACAGTTGCACCTATCAGGGAAAGGACGGACGGAGCATGACGAGCAAGACGACCTACTATGCCGTGACCGACGATGAAGAGCAGCCCCGGGACAGCGACTTCGTGAGTACGGAGTTTCCCGTCGTGTCAGAAGGGCAATGGGTATGGACGCGGACGGTGGAAACGTACAGCGAGGGCAGCGACGTGGTGAGTTACGGCGTGTACCGCGTAGGTACGGACGGTGTGGACGGTGTGTCGGGCGAGCCGGGACAGGACGGACGGAGCAGTTACATGCATATTGCCTACGCGATGGATGCTGCTGGAACGGGATTCAGCCTGACGTATTTCGACGGTGCGCTGTACATAGGCACCTATACCGACGACCAGCAGGCGGATGCCTCTGACTACACCAAGTATGAGTGGGCGCGGCTGAAGGGCGAGAAAGGTGACACGGGAGCGCAAGGGCCACAGGGCGAAACCGGCGCACAGGGGCCTGCGGGAAAGAGCAGTTACACGCACATCAAGAGGATGAGCGACTTCCTGCCTGAAGGGTATACGAAGTTGCAGTGGACGGGAAGCAGAAGGACGGGAACGAACCCGTTTCTATCTACGGGACTTGGAACGTCGGTGACGGCGGGCTTCAAGTTGAGATACCGCCACCATTATACGGACGCGACGGGAAGAATGCTCAGCGGCCAGTTGAGTAACAGCAGTTATGATAATAACGGTATATACGTAGGACGCGACGGCAACGACGGCTTCTATGCGAGATGGGGACAGCAATATTACCCCGCCAATGCGGAGGACAGACCTACGCTGCCAGCCGAGACATGGGCTGTGGCGAGCATCAATTTCAACGACACGAGGAAATGGACGCTTGAAACAGAGACCGGGGTGACGGCCGAGGGCGACCTGGACGGAGAGATATACACCGACAGTCGCGACCAAGCATACAACAATTACCGTTTCGCTATCCTTGGATATAACAACCAGTCAAGGAACATGGACGTGAGCGACTACCAGTTGACGGAGAACGGGAAACTGGCGGCATGGTTCATCCCGG